CGAAGCGTGGCAGTTAGGGCACCGGTCAGCCTCGGCGGCCAGGTCGCGGAGTTCACCGAGACATTCGTGCGCCATACCCGCGGCGAGTACGCAGGGCAGCTCGTCGAGTTGCGGCCGTTTCAGCGGGCCATCATCGACGGCCTGTTCGAGCTGAACGATGCCGGCCTGTGGAAGCACCGCCAGGCAATGGTCATCCTGCCCCGCAAAGCCGGGAAATCGCTGCTGCTGTCCGGCGTGGCGACGTGGGCGTTGTTCGCTTCGGGTGAGCCAGGCGCTGAAATCTATTGCGTCGCGGCCGCTAAGGATCAGGCCCGCATCGTGTTCCAGAACATCAAAGACACAATCGAATCAGACCCGGACCTGTCCGACGCCGCCGAGGTTTACAAGGATGCAATCTCGGTGCCCTCGACCGGGGCGGTGTGTCGAGTCCTGTCGTCCGACGGTTCGCTGGCACACGGCCTGTCGCCCACCGTGAGCATCGTCGACGAGACCTGGTGCCACCAGTCGTCGGACCTGTACGAAGCCCTACTGTCCGGTTCTGGTGCCCGCCGCCAGTCACTCCTGGTGCACATTACGACAGCTGGTGCCGGCGAGAAAACACCACTAGGGCGACTGGTCGAATACGACCGTCGGGTGCAGGCCGGCGAGGTCGACGACCCGACGTGGTGGTCGTGGTGGAATCCGCCACCCCCGGACGCCGACCACACAGACCCGGCGACGTGGGTTGCCCACCCCGCGTATGGCGATTGGATAACTGAGGAGTACCTGACGTCGCAGCTGCGGCAGCTACCAGGGCCAGAGTTTCGCCGCTTACACCTCGCCGCATGGATCTCGGAACGCGACATTTGGTTGGAGCCGCACCAGTTGGACCTGATCGGCCGGTGCGAACCGTTGACCGCTGACGACAATCCGATTATCGCCGTGGATGGCAGCTGGAGTAGCGATTCGTCGGCGATCGTTGCCGCCACCGCTGATGGCCGCGTCGAGCTGCTCCACATTCAGGAGAAGCCCCTGGATGGCGACGAGAACTATCGGATCAACATCGGCGACCTGCTCGCCGCTGTCGTCGAACACGCGCAACGCCTCATGTGTCGTTCCGTAATGTACGACCGGTACCTGATCGGCCCGGCCATCCTCGGCCTCGGCGACGAGTACGGGCTGCCAGTAGTCGAGTTCCCCCAGAATGCTTCGAGGATGGTGCCGGCGACGAAACGGTTTGCCGACGCGATCCTCGAGGGTGAACTACAAATCGTCGACAACGACCTCGCGCCGCAGCTGTTGCGCCACATTGAAAACTGCCGCCTCAAAACCGACCGGCTCGGCAGTCGCATAGTGAAGGACCACACCGGTTCCAGTAAGAAAATCGATGCAGCAGTTTGTGCCGTCATGGCGCTAGATGCAGCCGCTTCCATTCCAGTCCCTGAACCCGCCCCGACCCCGAGGATCTACTAATGGCCCTGTTCCGACGCCGACCCATAACCCGCGACCCTGACAACTTCCCGCCCTGGTCGCCCCCGATCTGGAATCAGAACATGACCGGCGTAGCCGTCACCGAGGATTCGACCCTGGGCGTCACGACGGTGTGGCGCTGCGTTTCGTTGATTGCCGAAACGATCGGCAGCCTGTCGATTCACGCGTTCAGGGATGGGGAACGCATCGAAACGCCGCAAATCCTGATGCGCCCAAACCCGACCGAGCAACGCATCGACACGTATTCGGCGCTGCTCACGTCGGCGCTGCTGCGAGGCAACGGTTACGCCCTCCTGGGCGACTTCGACCGGTTCGAGCATCCCCGACAAATGGTGGTGATGAACCCGGACGCCGTCAGTGTCGACGTGTCACCAGCCACCGGGGCAATCACTTACGGCGTCGGCGAGGCCGAATACACGCAGGCGGAAATGCTGCACCTCCGCGGCTTTATGCGCCCCGGGCACATTGTCGGCCAGGGCGTCCTATCGGCTCAACGAAACACGTTGGGTCTGGCTATAGCGGAGCACGAATGGACCGAGCGCATATTTTCGGAGGGGTCGATCCCGTCGGGTGTCATCACGACCGACGCGGAGCTGTCCCCCGAAGCCGCCACCGACCTGAAGAAAGCCTGGGTCCAGTCCCACGGTGGCCGTGACCGGACACCGGCGGTCCTGTCCGGCGGCCTGGCATACAAGCCCATACAGCTGAGCAACAGCGACCTCGAGCTGCTCGAGGCCCGCAAATGGTCCGCGACCCAGATCGCAGCCATGTTCGGGGTTCCCGCTCACCTTGCCGGCGCACCGTCCAGCGACAGCCTCACCTATTCGACCGTCGCGGAGGATTCGCGGGCGTTCGTCCGGTTTGGCCTGCGGGCCTGGGTCCACCGGCTGGAGGCGGCTTTGTCGTCGGCGCTACCGCGCGGCCAGTCCGCATCGTTCGCTACTGCCGAGTTTCTCCAGCCAGACATAAAGACCAGGTACGAGGCGGCACAGATCGCTATCGCTGCCGGTTTCAAGACAGTTGACGAAGTACGCGCCGAGGAAGGGCTGCCCGCAACATGACAAACAACATTATTGAACGTTCACTACTCAGCGAATCGCTCGAGGTCCGCGAATCACCTGAAGGCCGGCGAGTGTGCGGCCTGGCGGCCCCATTCGATCGCCAATACGATGCGGGGGATTACGTCGAGCAGATCAGCCGGGGCGCGTTCGCGGTGTCGATCCGTGATCGCGGCGACCAGATCCCGCTGCTCGAAGCACACCGCCAGGACGCGATGCCCCTCGGGCGCGCCATCCACCTCGAGGAACGATCAGACGGTCTCTACGCTGAGTTCCTTATTTCAAGAACGGGCAGGGGCGATGAGGCATTACAGCTGGCACGGGACGGCGTCATGCACAGTTTCAGCATCGGGTTCGTGCCGGTACGCGACAAGCGCCGCACGACAGCCGACGGCCGGCCCCTCGTCGTTAGGGACGAAGTGAAGCTGCATCACGTCGGTTTGATTTCAGAAGTGGCGGCGTACCAGGACGCGAAAGTGCTGGCTGTCCGCGACTACGACCCGGACGACGAACAGGCCGCGCCTCGCCTCGCCGTGTGGCGCGCCCGGCTCTACAGCGCCTAATCCCCCAAACTGTCGCCCCCGTGTGCGACAATGAACCCCTGCGCCGTCCCATGCGCCGCCGGTCGTGCCGGCACCCGTTGGACACCCAGTTGACCAACACCCGCACGAACCAGGAGAAAACCGCATGGACCTGCTCGACAAGCTTGTCGAAAAGCGCGCCACCGCTGGCGACGCGATGACCGCGATCTGCGATCTCGCCGCCACCGAGGAACGCGACCTGACCGACACCGAAGACGAAAACCTGAAGGCACTCCGCGAGGACGCCGACCGGCTCGACATCCGCTGCCAGGAGCTCCGAGAAATCCAGCTCGGCAACGCTGAGGCCGCGAAGCTGCGCGCCGAGGTGACAGCCACACCCGAGGCCGCCGACAAGGCCACCCAGGTCCGCGTCGGTGACGAACCGATGACGTACTCCGAAAGGTCCGGCACGTCATTCTTCCGCGACCTGTACGCCTCGCAGATGCACCACGACCCGTCAGCCCAGAACCGCATGTCTCGCCACTCATCCGAGATGGACGTCGAGTACCGCGACTCGAGCACGGCTTCGTTCGCGGGGCTTGTCGTCCCGCAGTACCTCACGCAGCTCGCTGCCGAGCTGGCACGCGCAGGCCGGCCGTTCGCCAACCTGTGCACGAACATGCCCCTCCCATCCGACGGCATGACCATCAACATCAGCCGCGTGACAACCGGTTCGACAGCTGCCGCCCAGGCAACCGAGAACAGCGCCGTCAGCGAGCAGGATCTCGATGACACGCTGTTGACGGTGGACATCCGCACCATTGCCGGTCAGCAGGACGTCAGCCGCCAGGCCCTCGAGCGTGGAAGCGGCATCGACGCCCTCATCATGGCGGACCTCCAGTCAGCGATCGCAACGACGCTCGACCTGGGTCTGCTCTCCGGTGACGGCACCTCGGGCACATTGCTCGGCCTGATGAACATCAGCGGAACGAACGCGGTGACGTACACCGACGCTTCGCCGACGGTTGCCGAGTTCTACCCGAAGCTCATGGATGCGATCCAGCAGGTGAACTCCAACCGGTTTGCCGGACCCGACCTGATCATCATGCACCCGAGGCGCGCCGCCTGGCTCGCTGCGGCGGTAGACGGTCAGTCGAGGCCCCTGGTGCTGCCACAGTCCAACGTGCCACAGAACGCGATGGGTGTCGGCCCGGTGGCCGGCTACGGCCTGAACGGGCTGCAGATAGCAGGCATCCCCGTCGTGGCGGACGCAAACGTGAACACGACACGCGGAGCGGCATCGAACCAGGACAATGTGTTCGTGGTTCGCCGCGCCGACATGCTGCTGTTCGAGTCGCCTGGCGCACCGTCCATGGTTCGCATGGACCAGACCCTCGGCGGTCAGCTCACCGTCAAAATTGTCGGCTATCAGTATGCGGCGGCCGTGTTCGGGCGCTACCCGGCGGCCATCTCGGTGATCAGCGGAACCGGACTGGTCGCGCCGAGCTTCTAGGCCCTCCCAGGCTCCCCTCCCGCCCCCGCGGGTGGGAGCACCCCCACGGGGAGCCTCACGGCAGGCCAGCCACCACTGGCCTGCCGTGGGGTTACCCACCCACCCACCGAGGAGACACATGACAGAGCAGTCGAGTATCGACCACCTGGCAGAGAAGCAGGCGGCGTCACGCATCGCCAAACCTGCACCACCAGTGGCGAAGAAGGCCCCCGCGAAGAAGCCCGCAGCGAAGAAGTAGCCGATGGGTTCCTACGTTGCGCTGTCGGAGCTGAAATCGGCGTTGGGGATCACGTCGTCGACTGACGATGCGTTCCTGAACCTCGCTATCGGTGCCGCCGAAACGGCAATCAACGACCTGTGTGGCCGCAAGTTCACCGCCGACGGTGCCGCGTCAGCCCGCATCTACCGCGCCCAGCCTTATATCTGCGTCACCGACGACGTGTCGACCCTCACCGGCCTCGTCGTCAAAACGGATACCAACGCTGACGGCACATTCGACCAGACGTGGGCGTCGACTGATATTCAGGTCGAACCGCTCAACAACCTGGTGAAAGGCCGCAGCGTCAACAACCTGCGGGCGGTCGGGGACTACACGTTCCCGGTTTACGGCGACGGCCTCGCCTCAGTCGAGGTAACCGCGAAATGGGGCTGGCCGGCTGTCCCAGACCCGATCGAACAGGCAACCCTGATGATGGCGAGCCGCCTGTACGGCCGCAAGGCATCGCCGATGGGTGTTATCGGTGTCGGGGATTTCGGCCCGGTACGCATTTCGCGTTCCGACCCGGATGTGGCGCACATGCTCATGGATTACCGGCGGGCCGGGATTGCCTGATGGCTGACATCGGGGCGATCCGTGCCGGCATCAAAATACGCCTGGCTACGTCGTCGACGTTTATTCAGATAAGCGCCACGATGCCGGACACGGTCAGCCCGCCGTGCGCGGTTGTCGACCTGCAGTCTGTGAGCTACGACCAGGCGTTCAGCAACGGCCTCGAGCTGCTCACGTTCACGATCACCGTGATTGCCCAGCGGTTCGACACGGCCGCCAACCAGGCGCTACTCGACGACCTCATTTCGGGGTCCGCTTCGGTGCGGGCACTCATCGCCGGCGACCTGACCCTGAACGGCAGCTGCTCGACGTGTCAGCTCACGCAGATGAGCGAATACGGCCTCATATCCGCGAACGAAACCGATTACATCGGTGCCAACTTCACCCTGGAGGTGTACGCCTGATGGCGAAAAAGCAGAAGCACGAATACGAAGTGGTCGGCAATCACGCCGTCCACGGTCACGAACCAGGCTCAACATTCTCGTCGGACATGTCCGAGGAGGACGCTCAGCGTCTAATCGACGGCGGCCACCTGGCCGGCGGCAAGCGCCCACAGGAGGGCTAATCAAATGGCAGAACTAATCGGCGGCGCAACCGCCACTTTGACAATTGGCGGGGTCGACCTCTCCGACAAGATGACGAGCGCGAGCCTCGACATCTCGTACGACGACGTGGAGACCACAGCATTCGGCGATGCGGTTCGCACCAGGATTGCCGGCCTCGGTACGGCCACCCTCAATGTCACATTTAATTTAGATTTTGCGGCCAGCGAGGTCGACGCGACACTCAACGGCCTGGTCGGCACCGCGACAGCGTTCGTGTTCAAGCCGACGAGTGCATCGGTGAGCGCCACTAACCCTTCGTACGCCGGCTCCGCGCTTGTCACTTCGCTGACGCCCATCAACGCCGAAATCGGGGCACTCAGTACCGCCTCGGTGTCGTGGCCCGTATCCGGGGCCATAACCCGAGCAACCAGCTAACCGGGGCGCGGGGGCAAACATGAAGAACTCGATGAAAATCACGCTGCGGATATTGCACGACGGCACCGAACGAACATTGACAGCTGGACCGGCGGCGATAGTCGCGTTCGAGCGGAAACATAAAATCGGTATCGGCGAGGCGATGGCCCAGGTCAAAGTGGAGCACATCGCGTGGCTGGCCCATCAGGCCGCGTGGCGCGAAGCGAAGGCCGGCGACGGGCCAGCGGTCAAACCGTTCGACGACTGGCTCGACGACCTCGAGGACATCGAAGCGGTCGCCGAGGATGATGCCGCCCCTTTGGCTGGACCAGCCTGACCGTCCAGATCGCCGCTTTGGCGATTCAGACAGGCATCGGACCCATGCAGCTGCTCGAGTGCCCGCCGGAAGTGTTGAATGCCCTTTACAGGGTGCTGGAGTTCCAGTCAGACGAGCAGGAGAAAGCGAGGCAGCGGCGCTAATGGCACGAACGCCCTCGATGAATAAATCCGCTGTCGGCATCGAAATGTTCGGCATGGACGACTTCCTCCGCGATCTGCGGCGCGCCCCGAAGGAAACGCGAAAAGCGGTCAGCCAGGGGTCGAAAGTGATTGCCGAAACGGTTGTCGTCCGCGTGAAGCGCCGCAGCCGACAGGTGTTCCACGCCTCCAGGTACCAGACGATTATCCCGTCGATGCGGGCTGTGCAGGGCACCGTTCCGAAGATCAAAGCCGGTGGAGCGAAGAAAGCAGCCGTAAGCAGAAAGAACCGGCCGGCGTCGGGCGATCTGTTCTTCGGCCTCGAGTTCGGTGGCGGGCGCACGCCGACGACTAGACAGTTTCCGCGTCACCGCGGCAAAAAGGGTTACGTCCTGTTCCCGACGATCATCAAAATGCAGGGCTTCATCAAAAAGGAATACACGAAGCAGATCGACGACGTGCTGAAAGGACTAACCAGGTAATGGCCGCGACCAGGACATTCACAGCCAACTTCGTTGGTCGTACCAGCAACCTCGAGAAGTCGTTCAAGCGGGTTTCCAAGGGTTCGTCCCTCATGTCGGACAACCTGATGCGAACAACGCGTATGGCCGGCCTCGGGTTCGCTGCCCTCGGCGGTGTCGTCATCGGTGCAGCTGCGGCGCTCAAACCGATGATCGACAAGGCCGCCGCGATGGAGGAGGCGCTCAGCAAAAACCAGCTTCTCCTCGGCGAATCGTCGAAAGCGGTCGAAGCGTTCGCCGATACGTCGCTGCATAGTTTCGGTGTCACGAACCTGGCTGCGCTGCAAGCGACAGGCGTGTTCGCCAGCCTCGGCGACGCAATGGGCATGTCGGAGGAAGCTTCCGCGTCGATGGCGACGACCCTCACCGGCCTCGCCGGTGACCTGTCATCCCTGCATGACGTGTCGGTTGAAACGGCGTTGACGGCGCTGCGGGCCGGCCTCATCGGTGAAGCCGAACCGCTCCGCAAACTCGGCATCCTCCTCGACGCCGCAACAATCAAAAGCAAAGCCCTCACGATGGGCCTCGTCAAGAACACGAAGGATGCTCTAACCCCGGCGATCAAATCCCAGGCCGCGTACGCCCTCATTCTCGAAAAGGGCGCTGCCGCTATGGGCGACTTCGCCCGCACATCGGATTCGGCAACGAACGCGACCAAAACACTCGCCGGCGAATGGGAGCAGCTGCAAGTCAAGATCGGGACGGCGATCCTGCCGTTTTATACGGCGATGATCAACCACCTGGTCGACGTGATCCTGCCCGCGGTCAACGAGTTCTTCGACGATCCGACCTGGGCGAGAGGCGCAAAAACCGCCGGCGAGGCTGCCCAAAACGCTTTCGTGAAGGGCTTCGCCGGGTTCACCCTGGCGTTAGCGGGGGCGGTGATGAGCCCGTTCGGTTTCGTATTAGCTCAACTGGTCGATCTCGCCCGCGGGTCCGGCGAGGATGCCGGCGAGGAGACAGGCACAGCGATGACCCGCGGGTTCGCCGCCGCCATTGAACAGTTCGGACCGTTGAACCCGGATTGGGATCGGGGCGACTGGGAAACGGCAGGCACCGCAGCCGGCACGGCCTTCTATGGCGCGGCTGGCGCGATGGCCCCCGGGCCTGGGCTCCCACCGTTCGGCAGCGGTGTCCCTCCTGCGGGTCCGATGGCCCCAGGCCCCGGGTTCCCGGCGTTCCCTGTTGTCCCTCCAGCGGGTCCGATGGGACCAGGCCCCGGGTTCCCCTCGGTTCCTGTTGTCCCACCAGCGGGGCCGATGGTCCCGGGGCCTGTCGTCCCAGCACCAACACCGAGGGGACCATCGCTTCCTGGGCGCGGCGGCGGTGGTTTCACCGGCGACCCGGGCCAGCGCGGCGGTGGAACGACGATCATTATCAACTCGACGGCGGTTTCGGGTCAGGAAGTAGTCGAAGCAATCGGAGCCTTTGTCGACACGAACGGGCCGCTTCCGCCTCATTGGCAGCAGGGCGCGAACTAGCTGATGGCAGCGCCGACGTTCGTTGTCCACATTTTTCTCGACGGGTCGCTGCGGGCTGTCACCGCTGATGTTCGCTCCATCAAAATCAAGGTCGGCCGGCAACGCGTCCTCGATTCGTTCACAGCTGGCACATGCACCCTGGCGCTCAACAATGACGACAACAAATACGGCCCACTAACGGGTGGCACTTACGGCGACGCGCAATGGATCAACGCGGAGCTCCGCGTCAATGTGTTCCTCAACTCGGCGTCGCAGCCGACAACTATCTTCCGCGGAAAAATCGACGACACCGATGTGACGTACCCGGACAAGAACCAAAGTGTGATGGTGGTCAAAGCGTCGGATGGTTTGTCGACGCTGGCCCGCACCGAACTCGTCGACACGATCGCCGGCGTAACTGGCAACGCAACATTCGTCGAGCAGGTCGGGTCGGCGAGGTTCACGGCGATCCTCGACAACGCCCAGGTCAATTATCCGGATTCCTCGAACCCGGTGGATCGTGCCATAGATTCGTCCGATGTGACGATGGCCGCCGAGGTTGTCGCCCGCCTCCAGACAGCGACGTACACGGCTCGCCTCGCCCAATCGGAGGTCGGTGCCATATTCTGCCGGCAGGGCCTCCCAGGGGGCGCTACGGCGGCGTCAACGAAGCGCGGCAACGTCCTGACGTACAAGGCCCGCTACGCGGCGTCGTACGCAACCGGGTTGACGTTCGGAGGGTCATCAACCGGCGCATCGACACCACCCATGACTGGTTTTCAGACCAGTTACGGCTCCGAGCTGCTCTACACCCGAGGCATCTACGCCGGCTCGACAGGCGTCGACCAGGTGTACGACGAGAACGTGATCGGTCAACCGGCGTACGGCATCAGGGCCATCGTGCGCCGCAACCTGCTGAACCTCAACGATGGCGACGTGCTCACCGCGTGCAAAAACTTTGTCGCGCTGCATTCGACGCCGTCGCTCAGGGTTATCGGGCTTGATTGCAAACCACGATCCATGACCGAAGCCCAGGCCGAGAAAGTCGCCAAACTCGGTATTTTCGATGGTCTCAAAGCGACGTTCACGCCGGCGGGTTCAAGCGACCCGCAGACACGCATCCTGCGCGTCGAGGGTGTCAGGCATGACATCACCCCGAACGATTGGTCGATGCGGTTGACTACGTCAGGAAGCGGCGAGAACGTGTTCCTGATTCTCGACAGCGCGCTCGATGGTCACCTCGACACAAACAAGCTCGCCCCATAGGAGGCAAATCATGGCCCAGCAAACATTCGCAGGGGTACCAACCGAGTTCACCGCCGGCGAGGTACTCAGCTCGTCCGACCAGAACCTGCTCCGCAACTACCTGATCGCACAGATAAAAGAGGGTATGACCGGCGATACGGGGGAGATCCTCCCAATGATCATGGATCTGACGAACAACCGCATCGTCCTGGATTCCGGCGGCCTCGAGTTCTCTGACGGGTCGCTGCAAACCGTTGCCGCTAGTTCCGACCCGGCCGACATGAACCTCATTGTCGGCCTCGAAATGTTCCTCTAGGGGGAAGCACCCATGGCTACCTATTCCAAAGAACTCCTGTCCGGCTCAACGCAGGGCAAAGGCATCCTCGTCGCTGCGACAGGGACCGCCGGCACGCTCATTCACACCGCCGTGACTGGCACGACAGACCTCGACGAGATATGGCTCTACGCCGTCAACACCCATTCGGCCGACATCAAACTGACCCTCGAATGGGGTGAGGCAACCGAACCGAACGGCAACATCGAGCAGGCCATCCCGTCCGAATCCGGGCTGATGCTCCTGGTACCCGGCCTGCTGCTGCAAAACGGGTTGACGGTCAAAGCGTTCGCCGGCACC